CCAATCGTAGTTCCAGATTCTAGAATAATTTTAAAATAATTAACTATGAACAACATTAATTTAAGCAATCAACAGTTACTTGAAGATGCGGTTAAATTTGTAAATATACGACTACACGGATGGATTGCAAGTAGAGTGTATGTGGATGGCAAAATTATATATTCAAGACTTAATAAAGATTCTATTCCTATTATAGGTGTTAAGGTATTTGAAAAAATTGAACTTGATATTTATGATAAACGTTTAGAATTTAGTTTAATAAATAATACATTAATTCCCATGTTACCTTTACATGCATTATGTGATGCAATAGGATAAACTATGATTAACAGTAGAAAATTAGAAGATTTACATCCAAAAGTTGCAGATCTGTGTAAACAATTTATTGAAAAATGTGCTGAAGATAATATTGATGTTTTAATTACATCTACATATAGAGATAATGAATCACAAAATGCCTTATATGCTCAGGGAAGAACTACTCCTGGTAATAAAGTGACGAATGCAAAAGCAGGTCAATCATACCATAACTATAAAATAGCTTTTGATTTTTGCCCTGTTGTAGGAGGTAAAGCACAATGGAATGACACTGCAACATTTAATAAATGTGGCAAAATCGCAGAATCATTAGGTCTTGAATGGGCAGGAAATTGGAAAACATTTAAAGAACTTGCACACTGTCAATACACATGTGGTTTAACATTAAAAGATTTACAAGCAGGCAAAACAATTTAAGGAACCAACATGTATAATTTAACAATTTTAATAGGTTTATCTATTTTTGTAATATTTACAATTTGTTATTTTATTATATACGCTGTATGGTCTTTAATAGAATTTTTATTTAATTATACAGTTGAAAAACTTTTATAGTGATAAGCAATATCTAGGATTGTTAAATGATGTGATGCAACTATCTGTGACCCGATGCATACTTTCCTAGTTTGAAATTATCGCCTTAGGATTTGAACGCAGATAGTTGTATCATTATATTTATTCTTTTGGTATTAAAGAAGCTAGTTTTTCTTTAGTTCTGCCAAAAGCAGATACTCCTACAATAGCACCCATCGAAAGATGATATAGACCTCCTCCTTGAAGCGTAATGCTTTCCCACATTGATATATCAGTACCATCTTTTAAATACTGAAAAGTATTATAAACTAATGGTCCAACCATAAAATCAAATAAACATATCACCATATATGACCATGCTATCGCCGGTCTCCATCTAGAGTATAGATTTTCTGTGTTCATTTTTATCTCCTTATAATAATAATATTTATTAAAATAAATGTTTACTTTTTAGAAAATATAATATATAGATCTATAAATTTTAGATTTGGAGTTTAATAATGATTGAAAACTTTATAAATGAAATAAGCGTAGTTAATTCTACCTTTGATGGTGAACCTATGTATTTTTATCATGGAGATGGTCAGGGTGACTTTCAAAAGATGTATAGTAAAATCAAGTCAGTTAAATTATTAGATGATTATGAAGAATATTTAAACACTCAATTAGAATATGCGAGGACACTACGTGAAAAAGAAGCCAAAGTATAAATCAGCCGAACATAAAAGAAAAGCACTTGAAGCTGAACGATTTCAAGAAGCTCTTTATAAGAAATGGGGAGTAGATAATTCCAAACCTACTAAGTTCAAAGAATATACACCTACTTATACTCATAGATCCAGCAATGATAACTATGAATCTATAATTACCAAAGCTACAGGTGGTACTCGTAAGGAAGCTCCTAAATATACTGGTACTTTGATTGTCGGAGTCGCCATTATGCATAAGAGTTGTCTGCAACCTATAATCAGTAAACAACAAGCAATCGAATCAGTGACTATGCGTCGCTGATTGTTTCTTTCTAGTAAATGGTGAATTTCCAAAATAATTTAAAATAATCGTTTACATTTCCAAAAATCGTGATATAATAGATCCATAAATTAAATTATGAGGAAATTGAAAATGAAATTAAAATATGATGTTAAAGCTTTACATAAATTCCCTAAAGGTGTTTGGCCTACTGCAGATGTATATGCTGAATATAGAGGTCTTGATAAAGAACATGCTATTAAGCTTAACAAACGCTTAAAAGATCAAGGTTATAATGTTATTGTTACTGAATTAAAAGTAGTAACACTTTAACTTAATGGAGGAAATTGAAATGATTAAAACAATTATAGATAATGGTCAACCTTGGACTGTTAAAGTAGAAAATGATAAAATTAAATTCTATTATGGAAAAACAGTTTATGACCAATTTGTAGATTCTTATTATATTGAAACAATCTTAAAAGGTAAAGGTCATGGTTTGATCTTAGATTTAGGAATATCTGAATTGAGCATTTCATTTGAAGGTATGAAAGAAATTAGAGAATGGTTGTAGTTACATAAATTATTGAGAGAGACTATATTATGAACAAAAACGATATTATCAAACTTTTAACTACTAATGATAAAGCTATATGCCGTGCTTTAGTGGTTATCAACGAAAGACAAACTGAAGATGAGAAAACTTTGTTAGGAACCATTAATGCAAATGGCCGTGGTTTTACTCCTGCAGATGCTCATATGGGTACTTCAATGGCAACTTATTTTGAGAAATGGGGTAAATTGTCTGAAAAGCAATTAGCTTATTGGAAAAAACCTAATGCTAAAGGTACTCCCCGTATATGCAAATATGCTAATCAACTTCTTGAAATAGCTTTACAAAAAGCAAGAATTGATGCAGCAAAAGCTATTAGAATGAATGATAAAGCAAGGCTTCAAGCAAAGGAACAAGCAGAGGAAGATGATAGAGAAATGAACCGTATGGTTTTTGAAGCAGAAATGATATCTGAACACCATGCAATGTCAAGCAAATGGGGTTAATAAATAAGTAAATGTTAACTATTGGTGTAAAAAGAATGGACTCATTTAAAGAATTTCTATCAGAAGAAAATAAATTAGGTAGACTCAGCATCTTTGATATAGATGATACACTATTTCATACAACTGCTAAAATTACAGTAATGAAAGATGGTAAAGTATTAAAGAAACTTTCGAATCAAGAGTTTAATACATATTCACTTAAGTCAGGCGAATCATTTGATTTTTCTGAATTCAAAGATGCTGAGAAGTTTAATAAAGAATCTAAACCTATCTCAAGAATGCTTGATAGAGCAAAAGCAATACTATCTCATTCTGTCAAAAATCCCCTTAGTAAAGTCATAGTTGTTACCGCAAGATCAAATTTCGACAATAAAGATATTTTCCTGAATACCTTCAGAAAGCATCGATTCAATATTGATAACGTTCGTGTAGAACGAGCCGGTAATATAAATGATATTGCCGCTGCAGCCGATAAAAAGTTTGTAATCATACACAACTATCTAAAGACTGGTCAATTTGATAGAGTAAGTCTATTTGATGATGCAATAACTAATTTGACTAAGTTCCTCGAATTAAAAAAACTATTCCCAAAGATCAAATTTGAAGCATACTTTGTTAGTCATGATGGATCAATAAAATTAATGAAATAAGGATATGATATGAAAACATATAAAGAATTTACCGAAGATTGCAATTGCTGGAAAGGATATAGGCGAGTTCCAGGAACAAAACCATGTGCACCTAAGAGTTGTGTAAAAGAAGAAGAACTTTCTGAATATGCAATTGATGCTAAAGGTCATAAAAGTTCAACAGGTGGATTGACTCAGAAAGGTGTAGATGATTACAATAGAAAAACTGGTGGGCATTTACAGATGGCAGTAACAACTCCTCCTTCTAAGTTAAAACCTGGAAGTAAAGATGCTAATCGTAGAAAATCATTTTGTGCTAGAATGTCTGGTGTTGATGGACCAATGAAGGATGAAAAAGGCAGACCTACTAGAAAAGCCTTAGCATTAAGAAAATGGAACTGCTAAAATAGTTTCTTTTTAGTAAACAGTCTATTTCCTTTTTAGTTAAAAATAATCGTTTACATTTCCAAAAATCATGATATAATAGATCCATAAATTAAATTATTAAGAGAGACTATATTATGAACTTTACCTTTACTGAAAACAATCAACAAACTTCAAGAACTTTTACTTCTGTAATAGAAATAGAACGCCGTATTATCCTATTAAAAGAATATAGAAAAGAGTTCGGGTTCTTTCAACAAGATGAATTAGCAACTCTTCAGTGTTGGTTATATAACCGCCACAGAGGTCCAGGAATGATGGAATTAACTAAAGAAGCTTTTATTTAAAGAGGTAAAAATAAATGAGTAACAAAATCATAGAAAAATACAAAGTAATGCCAATCGAAGACCTTTTCGGAGAATTCTCTGATTGGTTCAAAGACGTTAATGGAGTTCGTCCTCGTCATATTGCTCCAACTGATAGAGATTCAATAATCGCTTGGATCATTAACGAAGTCGTTTTTGACGACCCTTCTTACTATAAAGAGGTTTAATTATGTTTAAATATGGTGTTTATAGTTATAATGGCGCAAATGGTGAATCAGGTACTATTATGATAAAAGCATTTGATAAGAAAGAAGATGCTAAGAAATGTGCTCAAGGTTATAATGCAGTACTAACTCCGCACGAAAAGAAATATTATGATATGAAATATGCTGTTAAAATATTTAGAATAGAAGAATAAAATAAATGTTTACATTTGCAGAAAACAGTATATAATAGTACCATAAATTAATTATTGAGAGAACCATACATAATGATACTAGAAATATTGAACCAACTTGAAGCAAACAACTCACGTAACTTCAAAATCGAATTACTTACCAAAAATAAAGATAATGAACTTCTAAAAGAAGTTTGTTATCTTGCCAATGATCCATTCACTCAGTTCTATCAAAGAAAAATACCTGTTTATGATCAAACATATAAAACAACATTTGGCATTGAATGGGCATTAGGCGAACTTAAACAGTTATCTGACAGAACAGTTACTGGTAATAAAGCAATAGATCATTTGACTTATGTTTTATCAAGTGTTCTACCAGATGATGCCAAAGTCATTGAACGTATTATCCAGAAAGACCTTAAGTGTGGTGTTTCTACTTCAACAATCAATAAAGTCTGGCCAAATCTAATATCTGAATTTCCTTGTATGTTATGTTCAGGTTTTGAACAAAAGTTAGTTGATAAGATTAAATTCCCTGCTATCGTTCAAAAGAAAGAAGATGGTATGAGATTTAATGCCATCGTTAAGAATGGTACGGTTGAATTTCGTTCTAGAAGTGGTAAAGAGATATCATTACTAGGTAGCCTTGAACAAGAATTTATCGAATTAGCAGATCATAAAGACACTGTGTTTGATGGTGAACTTCTGGTATATGATACAGTTGAAACAGATTCAAACGGCAAGATATGCGACCGCCAAACTGGTAATGGTATTCTTAACAAAGCAGTAAAAGGAACTATATCAAAACAAGAAGCAGATAGAGTATTTGCTACTCTTTGGGATCAAATTCCATATGAAGATTTTATTGCTGGTAAATGTGACCAACCTTACAGTTATAGATTTAGGCAATTAAAAAATCTTATTTATAAATTAAGTAAATTTAAATTAAGGAAACTTGATTTAGTAGAAACTTTTGAGGTAGATTCTTTAGAACAAACTCAAAGAATATTTCAAAACTATCTTGATGAAAATCAAGAAGGTATTATCCTAAAAGATCCTAATTCATTATGGGAAAACAAAAGATCAAAAGGTCAAATAAAGTTCAAAGCAGAATTGGATTGTGATTTGAAAGTAGTTTCTGTAATAGGTGGTACTGGTAAATATGCTGATATGATAGGTTCATTATGTTGTGAATCTGCCGATGGTTTATTGAAGGTATACGTTGGTTCTGGATTTACTGATGAACAAAGAAATGCTCCTCCATCAGATTATTATGGCAAAATCATATCTGTAAAGTATAATGCTAGAATCAAAAATACAAATGGTGAGGAATCATTATTCCTTCCTATATTCCTTGAGGTTCGTGAAGATAAAGAAGTTGCAGATACTTCTGATAAAATTAAATAAATAATGTTTAATTTTAATAACTTATAACAATGCAGCATAAATTTTACTATAAAAATGGAACATGGTATTGCAAAGTTGATCCATTCCATGTCCAAGGTAGTGGTGCTACACCTAAAGAAGCATTTGAACAGTTTAAAAGCATGGTATGTAGATTATACGTTCCAACACAAGCTTAACACGGTCCCCTTAGGTAGTCGAAAGATACTTCTTGGGGATTCTTTTATATAATGGTTTACATTTTATAGATTATATGATA